CGCATGTACTGACCTTCCATCTTGAATCCGTTAGAGAAGATGAACGCTTTTGCGCCGTACTTCTTGCACACCTTGATATACTCAGGAAGGTTCTTTGCCATCGTCGCCTCACCAGAACCATCTAGGTTGACTACGTTGAGTCCATACTGTGCGCAGTCGGCGACATACTTTTCAAACTCATCGAGTTTCATGATGCGTCGAAATCCTTTGTGTCTTCCACCCTCACGTAGATCTTGTGGGCACATCGAACACGAGTAGTTACATCCGCCCGCGACTTCGATTACTGCACGGTCAATCTGAAATGTTTCTCTAGTCATTTCCATAGTACTGATTCATCCTATTTTCATAGTCAACTGCTTTATTTTTAGTGTGACCTAACAGATCACTTACGTTATCTAACCACCACCAGACGTTCTTATCATCATAGTGTGACTCAGGGTTCAACCTAAGTGCATTCGGTGTATGGTATTTAGTCACACCCTCGCCACTGATTACGGCGAGTGGTCTTGCGAAGTTCTTTGCGACATAGTGCCAGATACCATCGTAACAGATGACCATACGTGCAGTAGAGATCAGGTACATGGCCTCGGACGCAGGGGTACGGTAAGAAAGTTCATGCATCTCGAACCCTAATGCTTTGAAATATAAAATCAACTCATCCCAGTGATCATTCTCAAACAGACGTTTCCAAGTACGGGGTTTTTCTGCATTCCATGTAGGTCGCCAGAATACAATGCGTTTAGGGTCATATTCTTGAAATGCATCTGGACGAAATATCCAATCGTTGTTCGGCGCAGGGTTGCCTGAAGTGTCATTATAAATCCCACTTTGAAACCAAAACCTGTTCTTATTGATATTTTTTGCAGCAACACGGTTCATTCCACTCTCGTTCACAACGTCATCAGAATACTTCCAATCAGTATATCTGCCGTCTGCATTGAAGATGTGGTGTATTTCTACACGATCTTGTTGGTGATAGAAGTTATGAATGTAGTTACATCGTTCGACGATTGTTTCTGGATCTTCGAAGTGATGCAGATAGTCCACATCATGTTCCCAGTGAAGTTCTAGATTGATCTTACGGATATTGTGGTCTGCTGCGTAACGATGACACGAGTTTAATGCCCACATGAAATCTCCGACGCCTGGGGTACCGCGCCAGGTCACGAGTTCAGATGGTTTCATCAGTTAGTCTTAATACTCTTGACTTTACGCGCAGAACCTGTAGAGGTGTATAGACCGAACCATGCGGCACCTGCACCGACCACAACAGAGATAAGTCCTGCCTGTGACGTGTTTGGCTCTGGTAGAGTCATGAACCATTGTACCGTCTCGATGAGTAAGTACAGGTAGACTCCGATGAATGCACGAGGGAAGATACGATATGCGTCTAGTACGTCCGCGAACTCAAGTAAGGCATCAAATCGACTTGGAACCACTTCTTTCTGGGTGGTGTCGAACTCAACCTCTAACTCTAGTTTTTTCTTGATTGGTGCTGGTGCTACTGCTTCTTCTGTCATTTAACTAAACCTCTTTTGTATCCATCTGTAGGCTGCATATATGGACAATCCGTAGAATGCGAGGACACTCATCGGTAGACCGATGTAGATTAGATCCCACGGGTGTAGAAATAACATCTCCCATGTGACATCGATGATCGCTTGAACGTCACTCGTTTTAGAAACATCCGTGTATTCGAATGCCATGTCGTATTCTTCTACGATAGCTTCCCACGTCTCTATGTCAATGCAGACTAGATCGTCTGGACAGATAAATTCTTCTTCCATCACTTCGCCTTAAAGTCTTTCGGGTCGCCGTTGATCAGTTCTTTCGCCTTGTCTTCCCATATCCAAGGGCATAGTCCGTGCACGAAAGAAACGAAAGAGATTGTCCAAGCTCTCCGTAAATGTTCGAAGTAACTCAATTCAATCTCTTTCAGATGTTTCATTAGAAGACCTTTACGTCGTATTTTTGTTGCCATAGTTCTGCATCGTGTTCGTCGTTGACCATAGGCCGACCACGTATATTTAAACTAGTATTTAGTAACATAGGCACACCGGTGCGGTCATAATATTCTTCGATGACCTTACGGAACACAGACTCGCAATCTTTACGCACAATCTGTACTCGCGCGGATCCATCCACGTGCGTAACAGGTGCATAGTCATGCTTCGCCCACGAAGTGAACTGCATGTGTTCGTTCATTGGACCGTCGAAATACTCCTCTGCATATTCCTCTAGGATTGCAGGGGCGAATGGACGGTACTTCTGACGACGTTTAATTGTATTGACCGTATCCTGTACGTCGAATCTCACATCAGCGATAAGAGATCGGTTGCCAAGAGCTCTAGGGCCAAACTCAGCCCTTCCATTAGCAATACCACAATACTTATGTTCAAGCAGATGGTCAACGACAGCACTGGGATCAATAGGATTGGTAATATCATATCCCGCATATGGACTCCAAATAAGTTTATCCTTACCTGTTGCTTTTGCCCATGAACGTGCGGCAGTACCTAGACCTGAACCAGCATCCGTTGGTGATACTGCAATGTGCACTTCGTCGAACAACTCAAATAGACGCGAGTTGATTACGACGTTCTGTGCGCACCCCCCAGAGTAACACAACTTCTTACCATATTTAGCCGCCTCGCGCATTATACCCATGATCGCGTAGTCTGCGAAATCTTGGACAGCACGTGCGACGACCTTGTCTTCTAACGCATTTATTCTTATCTTAAACTCTTCTCTCCACTTCTTACGTGCGATCTCACGAGGTGATGTCTCAATACCGACTGCGATACCTTCTGCGATCTCCGGTGCGATATCCTCTAGGTTGTCGTACCAGTTGATCAACCACTGCGTCAGTTCGTTGGACGCTTCGTCCGTTTCGTGATATGCAGACAATCCCATGACGACGTATTCGTCTTCGAGTGGGCGCAGACCTAGTAACTTGGTCGCGACCGTGTAGACCAGACCGACCGACTTCGGGTAGTGCCACTCTTTGATTAGGTTGAAGTTGTGGTCCATGATGGTCGCAGTCTGCAACTCACCAACACCATCGATCGATACTAGAACAGTATCTTCTGCGGAGTCCCAAGGTCGCGTGTAGAACGCTGCCGCGCAGTGCGACTCATGGTGTAGGTGATTGACGTCAAACGTCTGTGCGTTAGGGATGATAAGACGGTTGAAGGTTTCTTCGGCGGTGTCTGGACGATCCTTGAGATGAGAGGTGTCACCTTTGACTTCGAGTCCACCACGCATATCGAACTTGAGGGTTTGGTCCTCGTAGAACGATACGTGGTCGTCGTCTTTGACCATGTCCCAAAGTTCTTCTGGTAGGTGGGGGTCGTTTTTCTTTTTGGAGTAACGTTCTCCGTGTGTTGCAAATTCAACTACACCATCTTCGTTGATGATCGCGAATCCAGCATCATGATAGTATTCGCTATATCCAGGGGGGTCCTAAGACCCCCCGACATGCTACCTTGAGCGGGTTAACTTCCTAAGATATACTCATATATATCCTTCCAATTACGCATTAATGGGAAGTCACAATCCTTGTTGTAACTGTGCTCCATTACTAGAGATTCTAATCCGACCTTAGCGCCAGCGATCGCGTTCTCTACTTTATCTTCTACCCAGATACAACCAGTATCTCGGTAGAATTCTAACTCTTCATCTTTGTCCGCCCCTGTATCTAGGTAGACATACTTCTCAAACACGGTAGGTCCGAACAACTCTTGAAGGTTCTTGGTGCGCAAATGTTGCGCATATTCATCATTACTGAGCGAAGTGATTGCGTGGAATACAAACCCTTGCTCTTCATGCAACTTCTTTACGTACTTGATCGAATCGCGAAGCGGCGGGATCTTCCTGATTGTAGCACTCTCGTTGAACATACGACAGAGTCGTTGCTTCTCGTTGCGTTCAAGGCCATAGACGACACTTACGTCGTACACTTCTGCGCTTCCTTTTGCATAAGCGTGTTTTGGCGTATAACCATGCCGTTTCATCCACTGCCGGAACGAATACATCCAATCAAGTAGTACTCCGTCGCAGTCTACTAATATAACTTTATCTCTCATCAAAACATACCATCCTGAACATCCCGCATGATGTTGTAAACCTCACTCATCGTATAACCATAATCATAAAGCGCTACCTGAAACTCGCCCCAATTAGGATTAGATTCTTGGTAGATATAATGATTTACTAGATCCTTAATGAGATCCAAACTTTTAGTTGTATATTCCATATCAATACTCCTTAACGAACTCGAGCGCACGCTCAACAAACCGATCGTAGTTATCTCCAAATACCACTGAGATTGACCTAACAGCATCGTCATCCATGAATACTAGACGATACTTGTACTTGGGATTGGGCGACTCTACAATATTCGCAGAGATGCCGTACTCATCACTCTTTACCTCAAACAACTTTTCAACTTTAGTCTGTTCAGCAAACATGGGTTGATCTCCTCAATCAGAAACATATTCTAACACAAGAACACCTAATTGTCAACACTTATTTTGAAAAAAAGTTACGTTATTTTTACTAATGTCATCTTAAGACTATCGTGTTTACCTTTGAACTTGCTCAGGTAGTTGTAATCTTTCAGGTGTTGAATATGACCATTCGCTTCTAGGTAATTGATCATCTCACGGATTCCAGTCCACTCAGCGTTATCGAACAGAACATAAGGTATGTTAAGTCTATTGCAGAGAAGAAAGTCAGTAAGTGCTCGCTCGGTGTCGTGAGACCCATCGATGAATCCCAGATCAAATTCTTTATGTCCTACTTCCATGTAGACCATAGGGGATGGTTTTAGGTGCACACTTACGTTAGGATACTTGTCACTAACAATCTTTGAGTATTTGATCCCACGGGGGTGTTTAGGGCAGCAACTAGTTATCTCACTATCTTCTGGCATGAGTTCGGCCCAGTACGTCGTAGAGTGTCCGGCATAGAAACCGACCTCGAATAAACGTGTTGCCCCAGAGACTTCAAGTGTGTCTCGCATGATATTGAAGACTTCTTCTGTGGGGGGTAGGTAACCCCACCCGTCTTCTTCCCACATTAAATGATCAAGGTTCATATTATTGCGTCTTGTACTTCTTTTCTTCCCAGTGCCGAACCATGTCTACTTTCCATTCACCACCTGTGTAGTGACAGAACTTTGCTTTCTCGAAGAACTCATCTTCAGATGCATAGTGCGGGGAATCGTTCCACGTCTGGTCGATGGTCTCGACATCGAAGTCATGCTTCATCAACTGTGCGGAGATATACGGTTGGTCGTTCATGATAGACATATGGAAGTCGCCAGAATAGCACCAATCTTCCCAGTTCATGAATGTTTCACGTGCACGTAGTCGCGCCTCTTTGGTCCATAGCACGACGCCAGTGTTCATGATCATGATCTTAGACGGACGGTTAGGTGGCATCACAGGGACGATAGGACAGTCGTGCATGGTGAATTTGCGACAGAAGTCATTGTACGTTGACTCTTTGTAGTCCCATGAGTTGTAACCACCGCCGGAGGCAGTGACGAAATCTGACTCCAAGACACCATAGACATCCGCACCAGACTCCATTACATCGAATATGTTTTCTTCGGTGTTGACGACGATATCAGTATCTGCAAATAGCAAATTGTCGTAGTCATCGAAAATTGGATCTAACCAGACACGAGCGCACTCGTGCAGTAGAGAGGTAGAACATCCGTGACCCTTTGTGGCCACTCGTTCATCTGAATAAAAGTGTGTCGCGCCGATTTTTTTCGCATAGTCTTCGAACGACTCACGTGAAATGTCAGCGACTTTTTTGTAAAGTTCGGAACGTGTGCCACCCCAACCTTGTATACCACCTCGAGCATCTACCGCATCGCTCACAATCATATACTGAAATATTGCATTCTTAGACATTCTCTAGCCTTGTCATTAACCTTTCGGATCTATTTCCTACTTGGTAGTACCATCTCGAATCGCGACCTTCTGCGGCCGCGGTTACCCAATCACCTTTATCTAGTGCTGATTTCATGTTCTTAAATTTGGACAGACGCGGTCTACCCAAGTTGAACATCATGTTAACCAAGATCTCCTTGACTTCATCCGGAAAATCAAACCACCGTTCTCCGTATAGTACAAGACATTCTCTGATTGCGATGTTGAGGTCTTGTTCGAAAGCCTCCGCAACTCTTTCTTCCGATACGGGTGTTCCTTCTGGACATCCGTGCTCGGGGTCACTCTCTGTGATGAGATGCCCAACACCGAACGTGGGATAGCCGAGATGGTCGTTGTAAACCTCATACACTACTCCTTCATCAATTTTGAGCTGTTCGTAAACAGACTCACGGTTCTTACGATACATGATGTACTATACCTCAATTATAACTTGATGGCAAGTGTTGCAAGGATAGCGCAGAGTAAAATATTAGTCATGAGTAACTCAAGCGCAAGAATAGTGTGGTACCAAATCCAACGTGTCTTGTAGGCATTATCTACAGAGATGTCTGCTGGATCTGGATCGTTATCGACCTTGTTAATTTTTGGGGACTTTAACCATTTAAACATTTATAGTATTGTCTTTACCAGACGCCTTTTTAATATTAGTCAAATGTTTCTCCCAATCTTTACCGGCCATCGCCATAGTAGACTTGACGCCGGTTACAAGCTTGGGTACCGATGCAGATGAGTGGTACCTTTCCCACTGTGGGTTGTTTTCTTTCCACTCATCGTATTCAGATAACCGGAGGGCCACTTCCATGACCTCTCCGGTATCCTTGTTTTTAAATTCATACTGTGGCATTATATATACATTCCAAACTTATCAATCACTACGACGAAGGTCTCACGATGGCCTTCGAAGAGATAGACCACCTCCTATCGAGAAAGTTGTTGAGTAGACAAATTGCAATAAAGTCTCGTTTGATAATACGTTAAATTACCTTGTGAGAATAATGCTTGACGTCTTGTATCGTGAACGAACCTCTGTAGTTCGTTAATATCTTTGTTCAACTTTTCTTCTTGTCTCGACATAGGACTCTCCTTAAATTATAGTTTAATTGTCGAAAAGATTACTCGCGGATCAAATTTGGAAATAGCCTCCTTAAAAGTTAATGTGTGGATAGTCATACTTATCACAAAAATTGTGCATAAGTTTCTGGTGCTGAATAACCAGCTGACTCCAGAAAGTTAAACAACGTCTCTTGTTGATCTTCTATTCTGTATCGGCAATCCGGTCTCAGGGCGGTAATCAGTTTGTCGAACGTAACGATACTGCTGATAGAAAACTCTAACGGATTTGAGTGTGGATGTTTCAGAAAGGTAGATCGAAATACTTTGGACCTCATATTGGCGTCTTCGGTGTACATGATAGACCCAAGTGACGCGTTAGGGTCTCTTACATTGTAAATGAGATGATCGTAGTTAGGTCTCTTAGCAATATCCCGCATACTGTTAAACGGATATGGGCCATACGGCATCACGTAACGCCAGTCGATGATACCATCCGGCCGACGCTTTTCGTGTCCGACATCTAGCCCCCAGAGTGTACAGAGTTTACTAGTAAAACCTGTACCTGTTCTGGGATGCCCTAGACCTAAGATCATTATTCTTTGATGAGGTTGGGGAACGCTTCCTGTACAATCTTTTTAGTGATGTACCGTACAGGTGGTTTCTTTGCAACCATCTTTAGAACATATTCAGCGTCTTCAGGGTGAATGCCTTCTAACAACTGAATGAATTTGTTTTCGCGCTTAAAAGCGGGTAGGGAATCGCCTCTACCGCCAGACACATACATCCCAAACTCTCTGTGTCGTTTCAACAGAGTAGACGGGACGGATTCAGGTTTATTTGGGGTAAAGGGTGGACGACCTTCGGGTAGATTAAACGTCAAGGAATCGTCAAACGTTCCGCGTAGAATATCCCGAAGGGCCCAGTTTTCTGAGTATTTCTTCAATACATCTAATCTCTCATCGCGAGTATCAGCTTTCTTATACTCTTCGAAAATTTCAAAGATTTCTTTACGAATAATGTTCATATTATGCCTTCTCAATTTTATAACAGACGTAACGTTTTCTCTCGATGAGAATTTCTTGTTTCGTAGTACATGCAAACAAGAATTGTCTTAGTCCGATATCGTACCTAATAATAGTATTGCGATCTTGTCCAGTCTTTCTCTCTAGTTGAGCGATACGACTGTCTTTCTGATCTATCACCTTTATATATTCATCAAGTAACTTTGCTGTGCCACCAACCCAGACCAAAGAGCACAACAAGGCGCTGAGCGCCGCCGTATATAAGGTGCGCATAAGACTCTCTCCTTTAGTCTATAATTATTTATAGACGGAGAGGTCTTCAGTCGGGTAGTTTTTCGACCTTTGACTTAATAAATTGTCGACCTTTTGTACTAAACAGACGCGTCACGAAAGGGATGAAAGGCGCGCCCTCTTCGGTCTGATAACCGTGAAGGTGCGTGTTGCGTTCGGACGTGTAGTAGATGTAGTTTGCTGCACGTCCATCCCATTCGGTGGTTTCTACCAGTTTGTTATAGCTCATTATGCATTTCCTTGATCAAGTCAATGGTGTGAGTGAGACCATTGATCTCACCCTCAAGTAACATCCACGAAGTCTTACGAGTTTCAATCTTCGTACTTGCAAGCACTTCGTAATGTACGATGTCGATTTGAGACTGCCGGTATTTCACCTGTCGCAGTCTCTCCTCTAATCGTGCGAGTAGCAGATCTACGTTCACGCAGCGACCGCCATCTCGACTGCGAGTTCCGCAGCCTTCTTCTTCTTGACACCGTTAGCACCGTACCATGCAGAAGTCATTCGACCGTCAGCAGTACGACCAGCAACGTGGTCGGTTAAGTAGGTCACAGAGTTGAATGCCTGCCACCATGAACCACGACCGAACTCCGCACCTGGCTGAGTCTCCAACAACTCGAATGCCTTCTTCGCGTTAGGTGCGAGATCCTTGTACTCACGTACCTCATCGGCAGGTGCCTGTGATGGGAACAGAGTGTTGTAGTAGTTGATCAGTGACTCCGCATTGAACTGCTTAGACGACAGGAACTGTGCCATCTCTTTGTATTGGTCAAACTTCTCGTGAGCAAGACCTAAGTGTTGCTTGACCATCTGGGGATCAAACGCACGTCGGTGATTCACCTTGATACCGTTGTTCGCAGAACCCTTCAGAGCAAGTGTCAAAGTGTTCATGCACGTCACACGGATCGGAGTGAATCGAATGTCAATCGACTTACCATACTCGTGTGGGTTAGAGAACAGAAGGTATGAATCGACTTGGTCACCCTTCAACACGTCGAACGACTCTTTGATCTTTGCGAGTGCGTAGACGAACTTGCCGTCCTTGAGTGAACCCGCAGAGTTCATCTCCATGTCACCAGCGGCACAGTACTCGTTGAAGAACGTGAACGCTTCTTCGTTCTGACAAGGTTCCCAGTTACCACCAACTTGGGTCAATACTTTGTTGTCAGAAGAACGCACGAGTGCTTCCATACCAGTAGGGATCAGATCGACACCCTCTTTTGCGGCATACGTAGGAACCTTCTCGACTTCCCAGTTCACACCCGCCTTCTCCATCATCTGTATCGGTGTCATGTCACTAGAAACTTCAGTTCCGATACCCCAAGGGCATCCACCTACTGAGGCAGAAGTTTCGATTTGTAAAATATCATTCAACATAATTAAATTCCATCCGGTCTATAAGTTTCAAAAAGTTCTTTGGCCTCGGTTTCGAGACCAAGTTCAGCGAGACGATCCATCGTCACTCGAATACGTTGGGACTCATCGCGTCCCTTCACGTAGTAACGGTGATCATCGGAAAAATGGTAGAACCAATCGTGGTTCTGAAGCATCTGCTCAAGCAGTTCTAACTGGACATCTTGCTGGGTCATTACGCAACTCCCTTCAGTCGGTTCAACTCGTGTTGACGGGCGTCTTCCCGCGCCTCGATAATCATATCGCGGACCAACTCACGGTCGACGCTATCGCCATCAAAGTCGATAGAAGATCGACACTTAAATCGGTCGATCATGCCTTGACAGATCTCTTCGACGGTGACGAACATTGGGTAAGGGCACTCAATGTCACTACCGTAAAACATCTGCATGTACTCGATGAATTCGTTTACTTCAGCAACAGTCAACTCTGGGTCGTTAGGACGAAACGCACAACGGTAGTATTCACGGACCGCTTCAACTTGAACATCAACATTACTCATAATCAATTCCTTATCATCAAATTACACAGTAATTCTAAATGATTTTAAAACGTTTGTCAACAAGTTTTTAAAAAAAGTTTTAGTAAATTTTACACATTTTTAGAAACGTTTGATCGGTTCAATCTCGGCACTAACTATCTGGATCGTGTTGTTCTTCCAGTACTTGTCATACACCACACTTTCAAATCGTTTCTGTGCAAGTTCAAAGGTCTTGTAGTAAGCCGCATTGAACGCGCACCCCCTCTTATCCGTTAGGACTATTTTGAATTTATTATTATGCATGAGACTCCTTATGCCATCATTGCCTCTAGTTCATCGAACTGCTCGTCGATACCGTGAACGACCATCTCTTTCTGGGCACGCCACTCCTCGCGGACGGGAGTCTCTAGGTCTGTGAGCGAACATGCGTCCTTACCCATAGAGTCCTGCTCCCAGCGACGAATGCCGACAACTTCGTTTTGGAAGTTGAGGACTTTCTGCTCGCAGTACAACTGACCGAAGTCTACAGAAGCGAAGATCGCAGACTCATAGAAGTCTATGAAATCTTGCTCACGGAAGTCAATCAGATCTACGACCTGCTGGTGGATGATGTACTCCGCAGAGTACTCTGAAGAGTGGTTGATGCATCTTTCAACATCAACCCACCACTGCGAGTCGGCAATGTCTGCCGCAGACGCATTAACGAAGTAGGTGTCACCACCCTTAGACTTCCAGTGCTGAGGGCACTCGCCACGACCGTCCCAATCATGAGCACCGTAGTTTTCACGAAACTGAGTAGCGATAACAACAATAATAGAATTAGACATAATAAAATTCCTTAATCAAATAAATTATAGCAGGTCAAATTGAAACACGATTTCATCAGGTAAAGGCATACGA